ATGAATATTCAGAAAATAAGAAAGTTAATAGAAAACGGAACCACTCTATTACTATCCATCGAGGACTGTGTAGGTTCTAACCATGATCTAGCATTAGACCTGCACAAAAGGAATAGTGATGAGATTCCTGAAGATGTTATAATAAATAACAATGCAAAAAATTATGAGACTATGAGAGAGCTTATCGTGAAGATTTCTACTGATGGGGAAGGTTTGAACACAGGAATAGCAACAGTGGATGTTAAAAAACTTAATGAACTGGTGTCTCTGTTTGAACAGAAATACCTAGAAACAGAACTCTCAAGGCATGATTTGTTTGGAGAACTGGTGTCTAGACATTTGAGGATCAAGCCGAAGCAAAGGAATGAGGTGGAAATAGAGCTAGCATTGAGAGACTATCTGGAGGAACTGAACAAGAAACAATGTATGAATAGTCTCAGCAATGATGAGTTTGAAAGGATCAACAGAGAGTATGTGGCAACTAATGCTACACCTGACAATTATGTCATATATAAGGAATCGAAGAACAGCGAACTATGTCTGATGATCTACGACTGGAAGATTTCTGTAGATGCAAAAACTGAAACAAAAACCATGGAAAAATATTACAAAAACATCTGGAAATCATTCAAAGACATTAAAGTCAATGGAAAACCCTTTTTGGAAGATCATCCAGTCTTTATCACAATAGTCATTTTGAAGCCTATGGGAGGAATGCCAATAACTGTCACCAGCAGCAGAGTTTTAGGAAAGTTTGAAGATTCACCCTCTGCATTGCATGGAGAGAGATCAAAGCTTGCCAAAAATGCTAAGTTACTGAACATTTATCATGTAGGAATGATTGTTGGGACAACACCAACTATAGTCAGAAATTATTATGCCAACACTCAGAAACTCAAATCTGAAGTCAGAGGGATATTGGGTGATGATTTTGGATCAAAAGATGTGTTTTTCAGCCACTGGGCTAGCAAATATAAAGACAGAAATCCCACAGAAATAGCATATTCTGAAGATATAGAAAGGATCATAGAATCTTTAACAACAGAAGAGATAACAAAAGATGAAATAGTTCATTTCTTATTTGGGAATTTTTGTTACCACATAGAGACCATGAACGATCAGCACATTGCTGACAGATTTAAAGGATACCAAGATGCATGTTTGAATCTGAAAGTTGTTCCGAAGACAGACCTATCAGATTTAAAAGATCATTTAATTCAAACTCAGAGTGTTTGGGAGTCTCTATATGGTAAACATTTAGACAAAATCCTACAAAGGATAAAGAAAAAGAAAAGCAAAGAAAGAGAAATACCTGACATCACAACTGCTTTCAATCAGAATGCTGTAGAATATGAAGAAAAATACCCGAATTGCTTTACAAATGATTTGTCGGAGACAAAGACAAATTTTTCTATGACTTGGTCTCCTAGCTTTGAAAAAGTTGAATTAAATTCCAGCATTGATTATAATAATGCCATTATTAAGAAATTCAGAGACAGTTTCCGAACAACATCAAGAATCACTTATAATAGCCCATACAGCTCTGTTCACAACCAGACCAATAAAGCAAGAGATGTTACAAATTTAGTTAAACTTTGCTTGACAGAATTGAGCTGTGACACAACAAAATTCAATAAGCAAGAACTGGAAGATGAAATAGACATCAACACTGGAAGTATAAAAGTCGAGCGAACTAAAAAATCTCAAGAATGGTGCAAGCATGGTTCTTGTTTAACTAGAAACAAAAATGAATTCTGCATGAAAGATACAGGGAAAGAAAATAAAGCTGTTTACTTTAAAGGCTTGGCAGTTATGAACATAGGAATGAGTTCGAAAAAAAGAATACTAAAAAAAGAAGAAATAAAGGAAAGGATCTCTAAAGGATTAGAATACGATACATCTGTCAGGCAGACTGATCCGAACGATGATTACACAAGTGTAGATATGGCTTCTTTAACCCACATGAAGAAATTGATACGGCATGACAATGAGGAAAGCTTAAGCTGGTGTGATAAGATCAAAGATTCATTATTCGTGCTACACAATGGTGATATAAGAGAAGAAGGTAAGATAGCTTCTGTTTACAACAATTATGCCAAAAATCCAGAATGCTTGTATACCCAAGATTCTGTTCTAAAAACAGAAATGGAAACCTGTAAGAAAATAAATAAATTATGTAATGACTTGGCAATATACCATTACTCAGAAGACATGATGCAGTTTGCTAAAGGATTAATGGTAGCTGATAGGTATATGACCAAAGAGAGTTTTAAAATACTGACTACTGCCAATACCAGTATGATTTTGCTAGCTTTCAAAGGTGACGGAATGAACACAGGTGGTTCAGGAGTTCCGTATATAGCACTGCATATTGTGGATGAAGATATGTCAGAACAGTTCAACATATGCTACACCAAAGAAATCTATAGTTATTTCCGTAGTGGAAGCAATTATGTATATATTATGAGGCCACAAAGATTAAATCAAGTGAGATTGTTGAGTCTTTTCAAATCTCCTAGTAAAGTTCCGGTTTGTTTTGCTCAGTTTTCAAAAAAAGCCAGTGAGCTAGAAAAGTGGTTGAGGAACAAAGACACAGAAAAGGTGAATGTCTTCTCCATGACTGTGACAGTAAAGCAGATATTAATAAATATAGTATTTTCATCGGTGATGATAGGGACTGTAACTAAGCTTAGTCGAATGGGAATTTTTGATTTCATGAGATATGCTGGGTTCTTGCCACTATCCGATTATTCTAATATAAAAGAATATATTAGAGATAAGTTTGATCCAGACATCACAAATGTAGCAGACATCTATTTTGTGAATGGAATAAAAAAGTTGTTATTTAGGATGGAAGACCTCAATTTGAGCACCAATGCAAAACCCGTTGTTGTAGATCATGAAAATGATGTCATTGGAGGTATAACTAATTTAAACATAAAATGTCCGATAACAGGTTCTACTTTACTTACATTAGAAGATTTATACAATAATGTATATTTAGCAATTTACATGATGCCAAAATCATTGCATAACCATGTACACAATCTAACAAGCTTGCTTAATGTACCAGCAGAGTGGGAACTAAAGTTTCGAAAAGAGCTAGGGTTTACTATCTATGAAGATATATATCCTAAAAAAGACATGTTTGATGACAAAGATTTGTTTTCTATTAATGGACTTCTGAATGTGAAAGCTTTGTCTGATTACTACATTGAAAATGTAGAAAATGTGGGCTTAATGAGATCAGAGATCGAAAATAAAGAAGATTTCTTAAGTCCATGTTATAAAATAACCACTTTAAAGTCTTCAAAAAAATGCTCACAATCAAATATAATAAATACAGATGATATAATAGAATGTCTTCAAACAGTAAAGGTAAAGGACATCGAGAATTGGAAAGGGAACACGCTGGCTATTATTAAAGGACTTATAAGAACCTATAATGAAGAGAAAAACCGGCTAATAGAATTCCTTGAAGACAATTGTGTGAACTCATTGTATCTTCTAGAGAAGCTGAAAGAAATTATTTCCAGTGGTTCTGTTACTGTGGGAAAGTCTATGACATCTAAATTCATCCGAAACAACCACCCATTGACTGTGGAAACATATTTAAAAACTAAGCTTTATTACAGAAACAATGTGACTGTGTTAAAATCGAAAAAAGTATCTGAAGAACTTTATGATTTGGTTAAACAATTTCATAACATGATGGAGATTGATATAGATTCTGTAATGAATCTTGGAAAAGGGCTAGAGGGGAAGAAACATACTTTTTTGCAGATGCTTGAATTTGTTATTACCAAAGCAAAAAATGTTACAGGGTCAGTAGACTTCTTAGTATCTGTCTTTGAAAAGATGCAAAGAACAAAAACAGACAGAGAAATATATCTAATGAGCATGAAAGTCAAGATGATGCTTTATTTCATAGAGCACACATTTAAGCATGTTGCTCAGAGTGATCCGTCAGAGGCTATATCTATCAGTGGGGACAATAAAATCAGAGCATTGTCAACTTTATCTCTTGATACGATAACCTCTTATAACGACATTTTAAATAAGAGCTCCAGGAAGTCTAGATTGGCATTCCTTTCTGCTGATCAGTCCAAGTGGTCAGCGTCTGATCTCACTTATAAATACATTTTAGCCATATTGCTAAATCCTGTTTTAACAACAGGTGAAGCCAGCTTGATGGTAGAATGCTTGTTGATGTATGTGAAATTAAAGAAAGTTTGCATACCAACAGATATTTTTTTGAACCTTAAAAAATCACAGAGCACTTTCGGACAAAATGAAACTGCTATAGGTCTTCTAACTAAAGGTTTGACAACAAACACATATCCAGTTAGTATGAATTGGTTACAAGGCAATCTGAATTATTTATCTTCAGTTTACCATTCCTGTGCAATGAAAGCCTACCATAAGACTTTAGAATGCTACAAGGGTTGTGATTTCCAAACAAGATGGATTGTTCATTCAGACGATAATGCAACATCACTGATAGCCAATGGAGAGGTTGATAAAATGCTACTAGACTTCTCAAGCTCTTCTTTGCCTGAAATGTTATTTCGAAGTATAGAAGCTCACTTTAAGAGTTTCTGTATAACATTGAATCCTAAAAAAAGTTATGCTTCCTCTTCTGAAGTAGAATTTATTTCTGAGAGAATAGTAAATGGTGCCATTATACCTCTTTACTGCAGGCATTTGGCAAACTGTTGCACAGAATCTTCACATATTAGTTATTTTGATGATTTAATGTCATTGAGTATCCATGTCACCATGTTGTTGAGGAAAGGTTGTCCTAATGAAGTTATACCCTTTGCCTATGGTGCCGTTCAAGTTCAAGCATTAAGCATATATTCTATGCTTCCAGGAGAAGTAAATGATAGCATAAGAATTTTCCAGAAGTTGGGAGTTAGTTTGATGCCCAATGAGATACCTACAAACATGGGGGGGTGGTTGACTGCTCCAATAGAACCTTTATCAATATTAGGGCCTTCTTCAAATGATCAAATCATCTACTACAATGTCATAAGAGACTTTTTGAATAAGAAAAGTTTAGAAGAAGTGAAGAACAGTGTCTCCACATTAGGTTATCTCCAAATGAGGTTCAAAGAATTAGAAGAAAAGCACAAGAAAGGAACATTAGACATTAAAGACAAAAAGATGATCTTTCTAATCAACCTGTTTGAAAAAGCATCAGTATCTGAGGATTCAGATGTGTTGACAATAGGAATGAAATTCCAAACCATGCTAACACAGATCATTAAGTTACCTCAATTTATTAACGAAAATGCACTCAATAAGATGTCTAGTTACAAAGATTTCTCAAAGTTATATCCTAATCTTAAGAAAAATGAGGATCTGTATAAGAGCACCAAAAATATAAAATTTAATGAAGATTCATTATTGGAAGAAGATGAATTATATGAGAAGGTGGCTTCAAGTGCTGAGATGGAATCGGTTCACAACATTATGATACAAAATCCTGAGACAATCTTAATTGCTCCTTTAAATGACAGAGACTTTTTGCTGAGTCAATTATTCATGTACACCAGTCCTTCCAAAAGGAACCAATTATCCAATCAATCGACAGAAAAATTAGCCTTAGACAGAGTTCTGAGATCTAAAGCAAGAACGTTTGTAGATATTGATTCTCATGTGAAAATGACTTATGAAGAAAACATGGAAAAGAAAATTTTGGAAATGCAGAAATTCGATCCAGGCTCTTATTGCTCTTTCAAAACATGCATAAACTTAGTGATAAAAGATGTGAACTTCAGTATGTTGACTCCGATACTAGATGCAGCATATCCCTGCGAATCAAGGAAAAGAGACAATTACAATTTTAGATGGTTCCAAACTGAAAAATGGATACCGGTTGTTGAAGGATCTCCAGGTTTGGTGGTGATGCATGCAATTTACGGGTCAAATTACATTGAGAATTTAGGGCTAAAAAACATCCCACTGACAGATGATAGCATAAATGTTTTGACAAGCACTTTTGGAACCAACCTTTTGATGGATGATGTGAAATCCTTTGTGTCTGGAAGCAGCAGTTTTGAAACAGAAGCATTTATAAATGCCAACAATTGTCAAAGGCTTGTAAAAGCATGCAATTACATGATAACAGCACAGAATAGATTGCTAGCAATAAACACCTGCTTCTCCAGGAAAAGTTTCCCTTTTTATTCTAAATTCAATTTAGGTAGAGGGTTCATCTCAAACACTTTAGCGTTGCTTTCAACAATTTATAGTAAAGAAGAATCTTACCACTTTGTTTCCACAGCCAATTACAAATTGGACAAAACTATTAGAACAGTTTTGAATGCACAGCAGGACATGAACCTAGAGAAAATACTTGACACAGCGGTATATATTTCAGACAAGTTGCAATCTCTTTTCCCTACTATAACCAGAGAAGACATCTCTTTAATACTTCAAAATATCTGTTTGGACAGCAAACCTATATGGGAAAGCTTAGAAGAAAAGATGAGGAAAATAAATAACTCTACTGGAAGTGGATTTACTGTATCTAATGTAATATTGTCTCATAATAGTGAGTTAAATACTATACAGAAGCAAATTGTCTGGCTGTGGAACATGGGTCTGTGTTCTAATAGAACTTTGGATTTTGTTATAAGATATATAAGGAGAAGTGATGTACGATATGTAAAAACAGAAGAACAAGACGAATTAGGCAATTATATCTCTGGAACAATATATAAAATAGGTATAATGACCAGGAGCTGCTATGTGCAACTGATTGCATCTGATCATGATGTAGCCGTTACGTTGAGAACACCCTTTGAGATTCTTAACGAAAGGGATTATCTTTATGATACATACAGAGAGAGCATAGAAAAGCTTTTGCAAAAATTCATGTTTGATAAAATAAATATAATCAAGTCTAAGCAGCCTCAAATAGTTTTCTTAGAGCCTGGAGAAGCATGTTTAAGAATGACCACAGACAACAAAATGATAGTCAAAGTGAATGCAACACCAAAACAAATCAGGTTAGAGAATGTTAAATTGGTAATAAAGATCAAATATGAAAATGTCAATTCAGATGTGTGGGACATAATAGAAAGTCAGAAAGCTTTAGTTTTGAGAGAACCAGAAGTAGGTGAATGCTTTTCAGACATGTATAAAACTGTTGATTCAGAAGCAGAAGCAATCAAAGTGATCAAACACGGGTTGATGAATTCGTTAACTTTCATTGAGACTTTTGGAAACTTGTCAAAACAAATTGATGGCATAGAAGATGAAACTGTAAGGGAGACTATGCATGATTTTTTAATGAACATCAAAGGCACCTGCCTGGAAGGATTAGAGAACTGTAAAAGCATTGAGGAATATGACATTTTTTTAGCCGAAAACGGTTTCGATGATACAGTTGAGTTATTTGAAGACCTTTTAAAGACACAAGACAGTTTTGAAAATGAATATAGCCCATTGTTTTCTGAAATTGTAGACAGAGCTAAGCAATACACAAGGGATTTAGAAGGATTTAAAGAAATACTACTTATGCTTAAATATTCTCTGATTAATGATGCATCTGGATTTAAGAGTTACAGAGCTACTGGTGCACATGCAGTAGAATTGATGGCAAAAAAGCACATAGAAATTGGTGAGTTCAACCTTCTAGGGATGATACAGCTGATAAAAGCTTGTGAGACATGCCACAACAATGACTCTATATTGAATCTCGCCAGCTTGAGAAATGTGTTGAGTAGAACATATGCCACACTAGGAAGACGTATAAACTTGAATCATGAGTTAGACTTGCAGAACGATCTAATGGAGAAAAGCTATGACTTCAAGACATTGGTGTTACCTGACATCAAACTGTCAGACATGTCTAGAGAAATACTAAAAGACAATGGATTTATCATTTCAGGTGAAAATTTAAAAATAGATAAATCGGGGGAAGAGTTCGAAGGTCTTGCCAACTTCAATATGTTGAGATTGGATGAAGAAGAGATGTATGAAGGTTTGATAAAAGAAATGAAAATTAAAAGGAAGAAGAAAGGCTTCTTATTTCCTGCGAACACTTTACTTCTTAGTGAACTAATAAAGTTTCTGATTGGAGGGATAAAAGGAACAAGCTTTGACATTGAAACATTATTGAGGAACAGTTTCAGACCTGACACTTATTCCACTGATAGGCTAGGAAGGCTAAGTTCTAGTGTTCCGGCACTGAAGGTGTATGCAACTGTTTACATGGAATACAAAAATACATCCTGCCCTCTGAACGAAATTGCAGATAGTTTAGAGGGATTTTTAAAATTGACTAAAAGCAAGGCAAAGGAACAATTTCTGGATGGACGAGTCAAGAAGGCTCTGGTTCAACTAAGGGATGAACAGTCCAGGTCAAAGAAACTAGAAGTATACAGAAATATAGCTGATTTTTTATCGAGACATCCTTTGTGTTTGTCAGAGAAAACACTGTATGGTAGATATACATATCATGACATTAATGATTACATTATGCAGACACGAGAAATCATACTGAGCAAGATCAATGAATTGGATGACTATGTTGAGATGGATGATGATGATTTTCTACTCGGCTATCTGAAAGGAGAAGAAGATGCTTATGATGAAGATGAAGAAAGTGATTAA